TCAAAATAAGATGAAAATGTCACATCACCATCGATATAACCATCCGTCCATAATGTAGCAATTCGCTTGCCTTTATGACGATCTCCGTCCCAACCACGAGAAAATCTATCGGCCATCAAAGCACCTTGTAGGCTACGATGGTGCCTGTACCACATTCACGCCACAAGAAATTACAAGCCAAATGTGGTCCGTTTTTTTCGCCACTGCGAAGAAGCACTTCCACAGACGTATCGTCGTGAACCGGACATTCACCGGCAGTGTGCGCCTGCCATCCCAAAGTTCGGATTTTAGACAGGCTTTCCATCTTCTTATGCAGTTCGCGACCAGCGTTTACAGCATCTTCAAGGATGCGTTCAAGCTTGGTAATACGAACCGTAAGCTTTCCAAGCTTTTCGTCAAAGCTTGGCTCTCTGGTACGAAGCAACTCAACCCAATCTCGGGTGTCTGTCTTCTTTTCTACTGTCACCTTTGCAGGACGTCCGCGCTTTTTCTTAATCTCAACCATTTTAATCTCCTGTATTAAAGAAGTTCCATCATAGCATCTGCAATTGCAAAAGCTTGCTCAGCAATCCTATTTTCTTCTCCGATGCAATAGGTATTTTTAACAACATTTAAAGCAGCCATTGCAAATTGGTGCCTTAATGATCCGCCAACAGTATCAATATTGCTACTGACTTCTTCAATTGAACCATTGATCCTATTAAGCTGTTCTCGGATTTCACTTAAAACCAAAACCGTTTCATAGGGTACAGACATCATTCCCATTTTAATCTCCATATGTTGTTAAAGTGGGGGCGGCCACCGCCAGCCGCCCCCGTCCGTTCTAGTCCCCTTAGAACGGAATTCCATCATCGTCTTCTGCAGGGCGTGGCCGTGCAGCCTTGGACGCGCCAGCCTTCGGCGACACCGACGCAATCCAGTTGCCGGTCATCTTCTTGCCGTCGTCGCCGACCATATCCCAGATGTTGACCGTGATCTGCATCTGCTTGCCCGAAAGCGCCTTCTGCAGGTTGTTGTCATTCGGTTCCTTGCCGCTGGCCACCAATGCGCCACCGGCGTTCTTGTCGATAGCGAAAAGCATGCGCTTGGCCTTGTCCTTGGCCTTCTCTGGGTCTTTCTGGCGCGGCTTGTCGTCGATGCACCAAATCTTCTGGAAGACCTTGCGGTTCTTGTATTCCGCAGGCGTCAGGACCGACCAGCGGATTGAGACAAACTCGTTGCCGTCACGGTCTTCATCGATCTTTGCCTCGTCGATGGCAGCCAGCAGGCCGGTGCCATCAGGGATCGGGGTAAAGTTACCGCCGCCGGTTTCAAATTCGCCGCCGGTCTTGTGGATGTCATCGCCATCCGAGAGGTTCCAATAATCAACCATTTACTTTTTCCTTCTTCAATACAACGCTAAGTGATGGGATATAGGCTTCGAGGGGGTTTTTACCCAGCTCGACAATCAGTGGCTCGGTAATGCCGTAGCGGTTTTTAGACACATTGGCTGCCGCTGCATGTGTGATCAGCACACGAGTTCCGTCGGAGATGGCTTTCTTGCGGTCGCCGTCACCTTTCGTAAAAGTTTCAAGCTTAAGAAAGCCCACGACATCTACATCATCGACATAGGGTGCCATCGACTTGGCATGCAGGCGCAGGCCGTACTTGCTAAACGAATCATCATCCGGTGGATTTTCAGTGCCGATTTCGACATGGGCAATGAACACGGTATGCATGCCGCGCTTTTCAGCGAGGATAGAAGCAGCCTTGCGCAAACGCTGATGCATGATTGCGACAGCCTCGCGGCCAGCGCCATAGCCACCAGCAGCCTGCTGGATGTTTGTGGCCTTCTTGTTGTCCTTCGCGATGACATCCGCGATAAACATGCGCTCCAGGGCCGTGATGCTATCAACGACCAAGGTCTTGTAGCCATGCTCCTCGCCCATCAGACCCTTAAGCTGGTTCCAAAGGTCTTCGACGTCATTAATGACGGGGAAAACATCCGGCTTTAGATTTTCGGGGATTGATTGAACACCATCTTCAGCACGAATAAAGATCGGCTTGGGAAACGAGGCAGCAAGTGTGGTTTTACCCATACCACTATCCCCGCAAAGCGTGACAACTACAGGCCTGTCACCCGGCTTTTTTATCGTATCTAAAATGCCCATTGGCATATCTCCTCTGTTTCAACGTGTTGACAAATGACAGCAGGTTGTGTGATTGTCAACACCACAATATTGAAAGAGGCATAAAAAATGGATTTGAACAATATCACGATGGAGCGCATAAGGGTGGCGCTCAATGACCGCAACCTCGCAAAGGTTGCTGTCTCTACTGGTCTACACGAGAATACCATTCGCTCTATCGCTGCGGGTAAAAACAATAATCCGCACATGACGACATATGAAAAGCTCGTGAAATATTTGTTTGGGAACCAAGAATAAAATGTCAAATCATCGCGACTTTTGGGAGGCGGGTTACCGCATCTTTGGGCTGCACCCCTTGACCAAGCAAAATAAATGCGGCTGCGGCAAGCATGATTGCAAGGCTGTCGGCAAGCACCCGATCATGTCTAATTGGACTTCGGTGCCTGAATGGTCCGAAGAGCAATTGGAAAGCTTCGAGGAAATGGACCACTTCGCCACGGGCTACGGTGTGTTGGTGAAGGGACTGATCGTCGTCGATGTTGACGCCCGTAATGGCGGTGTCGAATCATATGCGCAGTTGATCAAGGACTTCCCAGAAATCACCGGCGCAGGCCTGATCGTGGAGACAGGATCCGGCGGTGGATCGAAGCACCTGTACTTCAAAGCACCTGAGAATGTCGCCTTGGTGCAGCATTTGGATGCATACCCCGGTATTGATTGGAAATCGTCTGGATATATAGTCGGACCGGGGTCGCTGCATGCCAGTGGCAATCGCTACAAAATCGCTGTGGGATCGCCAAGTGATATCGACACCGCCCCAGCATCGCTGCTTGAACTGCTAAAGAAGCCAGAACGCTACCGCGCAACCTTTGAAAGCAAGACCGTCGATGTATCGTACAACCAACTTGGGGACATGCTCTCATACATCAACAACGCCGATCTCGACTACGATGTCTGGATCAAGATCGGCATGGCCCTACACCACGCATCCGCTGGTTCGGCCTACGACCTCTGGGAGGCTTGGTCCAGCACATCCAGTAAGCACGATGCCGCAGACATGGCCAAGAAGTGGCACAGTTTTGGTAAGTCAGCCAACCCCGTCACCCTCGGAACCCTCGTCTACTACGCTGAAGAGGGTGGCTGGAAGTGGCCGGTCACGTTCTCGACGAATGAGGTCATTGAAGAGGTAGAGCAGGACGAGATCGATATCAGCGGCATTGACCTGCGTCGCCCACCGGGCTTCGTCGGCGAGGTGGCTGAATGGATCGAGGATCAGGTTCGCTATAAGCGCGAGAACCTATCGGTCGGCGGTGCCTTGATCGCAATGGGCAACCTTATTGGCCTAAAGTATAACGATCCAATCGGCAGCGTGACGTCAAACCTGATCGGGTTCTGCGTTGCGGCGTCGGGCACCGGCAAGGACAGCGTCCTCGATGGCGTGGGCGAGATCATGACGGCTGTGGGTCTGAAGAAGGCCTGCTACGGCGCGATCAAGTCGGAGCAGGAAATGGTCCGCAATCTCGTTGAGCACCAGCCTACGTTCTACCTGATCGACGAGATCGGCTACCTGTTTACCAAGATCAAGTCGGCGCAAACCAAGGGCGGTGCAAACTACCTCGAAGGCATCATCGGCATTCTGATGTCTGTCTATTCCAAGGGTAATAGTTCGCTGATGGTCAGCGGCGATGTGCGCAAGGAAATCCGTAAGCAGTTGCTGGCCGAGATCACCCAGATCGACCGGCAGCTCGATGACGCTCCTGACAAGATCAAGGAAGCTAGGCGTGTCCAGCTGGAGCAGGCCTTGAAGTTCATCGAGGACGGCATTCGCAATCCCTTCCTGTCGATGATCGGGTTTACGACCAACACAAACTTTGATTCGACGGTCAACTTCGAGAACGCCACAAACGGTTTCATCGGTCGGTCGTTGTTGTTCATTGAGACCAAGTCGGTGCCCTACGAGAAGAAGCGGTTCAAGAAGCGCCCGATGCCAGATGAGATGAAGGCAACCCTGCAGCAGATCGCATCTGCAGGATCCTTTAGCATGATGCCAGAGGGGCGCATCGAGAACTATGGCTCCAAAGTGTCGGTTCCCTCGACAGACGACGCCGCGGTCCTTCTGGAGCGCTCCAGCGAGGCGCTGCATAATCTGGCCGAGGACGCCTCGGAGCGTAATGGGCTGGAGGCGCTGTATCTGCGCGGCAAGGAGCTTGTGGCAAAGATATCGTTCATCCTAGCGGCACCGGAAGGTTTGCGCACGGTGGAACATGTCCGCTGGGCCTATGCGATGGTGAAGAATGACATCGAGACCAAGGCCCGTATGGTGATCGGAAACGACCGCCAAAAGGAAGCGCCGGAGGACGCGTTGCTGTCACGGCTGGTTAACTTGATTGACCGCGAAGGCGAGACCTTTGGGGTTTTGGTCAACAAACTTAGGACATACAAGAAGGAGGATATTGAAAAGGGGCTGAAGAAGCTTGCAGATAAAGGATATCTAGTCGTCGAAGAAAGCATACACCCACGCAAAAAGATCAAAATTAAACGCTACAGGAAAGTTTAAATGAGTGACGATAGCTGGTATTTGAAAGCCCAGAAGCAATACGACGAATGGGCACGGGAAATGGTGGGCGTTGCTGCAACAGGCGAATCAATCCGCATTATGTTGCAGTTATTTGTGGGCCCACCACCAAAGGCTAATATGTGGGCGAAATTGTTTAAATTCTTCGTCGATAACGAGATGCTGAAGTGGACAGGCGAGTTCATGCCCACGCAGTCTGGAAAGAAATCATCAAAACTTTATGAGGTATTAAAATGATCGACAAGAATAAGAAGTACCGCACACGCGATGGTCGTGAGGTTCGGATTTATGCGACGGATGGGAATAGTATTTGGGCAGTTCATGGAGCCATTCTTGTGGAAGATGGTTGGTGGGCAATGTGTTGGGCAAAAGATGGTAAATTTATATGCGGTGGAGTTTATGATGGTTCACCTTCATCTGCTTCTGACCTCATTGAAGCGAATCCACCCAACAAAAAGTCATATTGGCTTAATGTGTATTTTGACCCCCTCTGTGATGACTTTTTTGAAACCAAAGAAGAAGCTGATAAAAGTGCCATGTCGCATTGCGTTGCTTGCGTAAAGATTGAAGTTGACTGTGAAGAAGGAAAGATATCATGACCCTAGACTTAAACGAGCACATGAAGAAGAAGACCCAAGAGAAGCATATCAAGGCCTATGACGCGATGGCCAAGGCCATGGATGGCCTGACGGTGGGCACCGTGCTGCACCTGACGTCTACCTTTGTCGCCAATGT